ACCTCTAAGGAATGTAGTATTGTCTTTAGTTCCTGTTGCAGTTAATGCTAATGTAGCTACAAGTATTCCACCAGTGTTTGCAGCTTGGTGAGTATGTTGCATGTTTGCAAATCCAGTTGCTGCAATGGTTGGAGTGATTAGTGTTTTGTTTAATAATGTAATGGGGTTAGCAGCTAAAAATGTAGCAAGTTGATCTATTGTTCCTTTGGATGTAATTGGAGTTACAGAAGGATCATCAACTATTGCTAAAAGATCTACTCCTGAAACTGCAGGGATTGCAGGTAATGCTGTGATCTTTTCATCAGCCATTAATAATTATCTCCAATGTTGTGTAGACATTATCAATATTGACAGAATGCATTATCTAACATACCCCAATAAATAATACCAGACAAACAGAAACACTCATGAATTATTTTTATTAATTTAGGTAAAAAGAATTATTTAACTATAATTTCATGGTAATAAGGATAAAATTTCTAATCCTCTTCTACATCTATCTTTGTCATTGTTCTCTATTCACTATTTGCAGCATCAGTAGTATAGAAAATCTCCATACCTACAAGTCGAACTGCACCAGTTATAGTATCACTACCTGCAAGGGCATCTCTTTCAATTTGAAAAATTATCATATCGCCTTTTGCAGGTGTATTACCTATTGTTATAGCAGATGATTCAGCAGTTATATCTATTGAAGCAACACCAGTTAATGTATCAGTAACTGATACAGTGGCAGGATATGCAACATCTATTAAATCACCTGAAGAATAAGCATTAGCTGCAATTTGAAACTCTACAACTTGAGCAGCAGTACCGTTTGGTGAATTCCAATAGAATTTTACAGTAACAGTACCAGCATCCCATTCAATAGGTGGAATCCAAGTATAAGAGGCAAAATCGTTTGCACCAGCAAGAAAAGTTACCCCTTGGACATTAACTAAATTAGTTGGAGATTCAAAGATAATATCAGGAAGTACCCCATCTGTAACATTTGGGTATACATCACTTGCATTTACATAATGTGAATTCTTTCCAATAGGAGAAATAGGAACACCTGCTTCTTGCCATTCCGCATTAACTGCGTTGGCTATAGATGCACTAAAAAGAAATTCATTACCTCCAGCAACTTGTATATCTAATATTTGTCCTGTTGGTATGTTTAGAACTACATCATTACCTGCACCAGCAGTAAGTTTGAAGGAATCCATAGAGTGGTCATTAGTCCATGTGAATACTTCACCACCACCAAACGGCATAGATTGGATGGTGACACGTTTTTGGTTTCTGGAATCTTCTGTATCTATAATTAAAACTTCATCAGCACTTACAGGAGTTGCCTTTAGTGCTTTACCATCCCAGGTTGATGACATCCATTAAACTCCGTCCCCTTTTTATCTGCATACAGATCATACTTTTTAATACAGTTATTTTGATAAAAAAGAAGTATTAGAAATCTTAACTTGTTTTTGGTGGAGTTATAATTGCAAGAGTATCTATTTCTTTGGGTTTTCTTTTAATTTTTTAATTTCCACATTTGCTACCTGTAGTTGAGTGTTTGATGTTTCTAGATCAGTCCTTAGTTTTTTTAATTCTTCAATGAGCATTTCATGTTGGCTTGCTAATGTGTCAACTAAAATTAACGTTGATGTTTGAGTGTTGGCTAAATTATTGACAATATTAAATCTTGATTGTTGTATTTGTTCTATAGTCATCATTGGTGTAGATTGTGGTTGTGGTTCTTGTGTACTCATGGCTTAATAAACCAAATAGGTATACATAAGAACTATTTCCTTTGGAGTTAATTGTATTCCATTATTTCTAATGAATTATTGAATGTCATTATTTCCAAAGTATTATTGAATATCATAGATTCTAATAATGAACCACTAGCATCAGATGATTGTGGAGTATCAAATCGGATAATAGATGGTCGTCCTATAATTGTTAGTTGCTGCTCTTCTGTAAATCCTTGAGGTGGCTCTATTGCCCATATGGTCAGGGTGTGCTTACCACCACTCGGTTAATGTTTCCTGCAATCTTTGCTCTAAAATTTACTTCATTACCATCAGTTACACGAATAAATCTACTTTGACCTCCAGATATTGCTGTACCACTATTAAATGCATTCCAAGTGGTTCCACTATTCAAAGTATATTCTATAATACTAGATATATCATAAGAAAAATCAACAACAATTGTACCGATAAGACCAGTACTGGATAAATTTATGACAATATCCTCTGTAAACCATTCAACATCTATACCTTTTGCAGTTACAACTAGAATCGAATCAGCTACTAGTCTAATACCTTCACTTATTGGAAATGTAACCATAAATTATTTCACCTCTAAGGATTAAAAAGAATTATTGGAATCTCTCACTACTTGCCAAATCTAACTGTGATGGTAAGACAGTTTTGATTAGTCTAGGATCAAAGACTGCCAATACTGTTTCAGTTCTATTAGTTCTAGCTGCAATTAATTCCTGGATTAGTCCTCCAGCCATTGGAGCGCCCTCTGTACCATCATCGCCATACAGTTCGATATTGTATTTTTTTAGATAGTTTGCTGATTTTTCAAGTAGTTCAATGTCTTCTGCATGGAGTGAACGTGCAAATGCTAGTGCTGCATTTTTACATCTACTCCAGTAAATGGAACCAGCGCCAATTGGCGTATCGATATATCTAGATATTGCAGTTTGTACTTTGGAGTTTGCATCATCGATAAATTCTAAAAATCCATCATCATCTTGTGTATCTGTAATTTTTAATACAGCTTTCCAAAGATCAAGAGTTAGAAATTGGTCTAGTGGTTGAACGCTCATGGTGGTGGGAAATTATACCTCTTATTGTATGCTGCTTGTACTCTGTCTAGCTCCTCATTAATTCTATCTGCTACTTGTTGATAATCATATTGCCATATTTCCATATCAGTCTCACCAATTGATGCTAGTGTTACATCATCTAGTGCTTTTAGTTCCTCCATTCTATTTCTTGGTTGACCATAATTTACTCCCGAAATATTTCACCTACTATCAAATACATTCGACATTTAAGAGAACTTTTGTATATTTTGTCAAGATCGAATCTGTATCCATTAGCAGTCCATTTAGAAGATACTATCCATGCTTTAGAATTTTTACTAGGTGCATTTTTACTCATCGGTACTTTTCTAGGCTGCTGGGTTGAATGTTACAGTGTAGCCGAATTTTCTTGTGAGTTTGGTGATTTGCTCATTCACTGCGATGTATTCGTTAAAGTCAATTGCTTTGATTGCTTCTGCATCTTTGAAATTATCCTCATAACGTTTCATCATTTTTGGACCTTCACCAAGTCTGAGAGCATTAGGTTTGTTAATGAGTACCATTGTAGTGTCATCCACTTGAGCATCAACTATTGCATCAATATCTATAATTCCAGGGAATCCGTATAGTCCACCTTGGTTTCTATTGCTTTTGAGTCCAGTTGGACCACCAGGTTGACCCCAAGTGTTATCGTTTAATTGATCGTATAGTTTTGGAGACATGATAGCGTGAGTGATTTTTACATCATTAGTCTTCAAGAATGCAACGTTTAACTCGTTAATCTCATCTGCTGTTCTAAAAGTTGAATGGTAGTTTGAACCAATATCTGCAGGATTACCTAGTGTACCTTGTGAGTTTCCAACAAGTAAGATGTGTTTGAGTGCTTCAAGGTTTCTTTTGTATTTCATACCCCATCTGATTTGTTGTAAATCAATCTCTTGTGGGTTAATGATAGTTCTAAGAATATCCTCAATTGGTGTGTAAACATTATCAGTTAATTTTCTTAGGTTGTAATTAATCTCATCGTATGGAGTTACTGTTGCTTTTGATTCCTCTAATCTATCATAGTAACGTGCAGTTGATGTGGTGTCATAGAAAGTTTCTCTAAATTGTAAAGCTGGAATGTCTCTAGATATGTATGCGTTATCCAAGTAGAAATATTCATCAGGAGTTCCTTGTGCTTCAGGGAAGAGTCTGATTAATTGTAAGTGTGTTAAATTAGTAGAGTTTGCAATTGTAGTTGCACCTTTCATTGCACCGATAAAAGTGTCAATGTCTTTGATGTTTTCCTCGTATGAAGAGATCTTTCCGAGTAGTCCACCTAGTTTAGTATTAGGATAGTCTTGTGACTTTGCATATAATCCGTTTCCTTGAATTTGTGGCTTTTTAACACTACCAATAATTTCACCAGTTAATGTTGGATTTTTCTCATCTTGTGATGCTTTTAGTACCTGACCATTTGGCATCACAACAATAGAGTGATGGTAATCAGAGTAATCAGTAACCATTATGCTTGCACTGTCTCCACTATGACTTTATCGCCAACTGCTGTAAGGTGTTTTGGTGTGATATTATCAGAAGCTAAATTGTAAATTTCAAATATTTTTCCTACATAAAGAAGATCTGCTTTTGTTGATGTTACTACATTTGTAGATGCTGCAACTATCTTAACATCTTCACCTACCCTTAATCCTGCTATTTGTGTCGTAAACAGCATTCTAGTTCTTGTACCATTCACTTGAACAGAATCCACTCCTGCTGCACCTGAAACTGCTACTGGAGTATCTGCTGCTTGGAAAAATCCTGGCTGTAATGTAGTTGTAACTGCGATAAGATTTGCACTTGCATCAGTTGTGTATAATTGACCTTTGATGATTTGTAGTGCTGCACTAATTGGTTCAGTAGTTACTACGGCATATTTTGGATAAACTAAATCTCCTGGATTTGCTGGAATAAAGTTAGGCATTTTATTGTTGTGCCTCCGCAATAATTTCTTCAGAGGATTTTCCTTTTAGTGATGTAATCTCATCGTTCATTTCAAATCTTTTTTCTGTAGATTGAACAGATTTTGCAGGTAATCCTTTAATTATAATTTCATCTGCAGCGTATAGTGTTTCAACTTCAGCATATGTTTTTCCTAGTAATGCTGTATGATATTCTCTAAGAGTTTTTTGTTCTACACCAGTAGATGCTTTTAGTGCTATTAATCCGTCTACATACATTGGTAAGTTTAATTTTTCCATTTTGTCAACTCTTGCTTTTAATTTTGTAATTGTAGTATCATTTCCTTCACCGTCTTCTTTGGCTTTCATCTCATCGTGAACTTCATGCATTGCTTTCATGTTTTCCTCATCTTCAACTCCTTTGAGTTTTCCTTTCATGTTTTTACGTTCATCTTCTGTCATGCCTTTGAACATTGCAGAGAATTTTGCTTTTACTCTAGCATATTTTGCTACTGTATCTTTATCATCCTCATTAGCTTTTAATTTTCCTTTGAGGTCTTTGTTATCATCTTCAGCAGCTTTTAATTTTGCTTCGAGTTTTTTGTAAGATTCTTCATCAGTAGGCATTTTATTCTGTTTTGATTCACATGTACAAGTGTTAAAAGAACTTTTAGCTTTGTTTGATTCTCCTGCTTCATTATACGCAATTGCTATGGCTTGATCATCAATTTTAATTCCAGCTTGTTTTTTCTTTGTGATTATCTCCTGCACTTTTTCAGATGCTGACAGATAATGTAAGTGATCTTGATGTTTTACAATCATTGGAAATTGTTTTTCTGGTGGTGATGTGTTGTTATTCAATGAAATATCAATGAGTTGTTTTGCAGATAGCATTTGCATTTGGCAGTTATCTCCTTCACACATAGCTTTGATGTTTGCTTTTTCTACTCCAAATGCAGGATCTTTAGTTAGATATGCCTTGTGTACCCAATGCCAATCCCATGCATCAATAATTTTGTTTCCTGTACGTTCATCATACCCAATAATCTCATATCCACCAGTGTAAGGCCAGATTAACGGAGACACATATTTTATCTCACCGTTATTTAGTTTTTCCCAAAATTCATCATCGTGGACCTCATCAATTGTATCTGCTGACTGGTTTTTCTCATCTAGAACGTAATCGATGGTAGTTGCTCTTTTGTATGGCTTTTGTTTTTCTACTAATCCCTTGAAAGTTTCAGCCTCAACGTGATCCAAATCACATTCTCCACTTTCACAATTCATAAACTCAATACCAGGCATTGTAATAGCTGTCTCAATATTTTTTACAATGCTATCCCAGGTAACACGCCATTTGTTCTTGTTTCGTGTAGTATCAATTCCAAAAGTTCTAACGAATCTGCCTTTTTTCCCCTTCCATTCAGTTAGTAGTGATGTTTTAGGAATTTCTTTAGCTGATAGATACACGAATTAAAAACGGAATTAAAAGATAAAAGAAGAAAGAATTATGCTTTAATTTCAGATTCTTCATCTGGTTCTGGTTCTGTATCTAGATTTTCAGTAGATATTCCATTTTTCTTAAAGGCTTTAATCTGACTTTTAGTGTATTTGTTTGAATATTTTACATTAAGAGGTACTCGTTTTGGTGGTGCTTGAGTTTTTGCAACTGATTCTGCTAATTCAACAATTTTGTTATCTTTTTCATCAAGTTCTTTTTTGAGACTATCTATTTGTTCTTTGAGTTGTTTTTCAGTACCCATTAGAATTAATCAGTCTATTCGATATAAAGGGATTATTATTATTTTATAGATTTTTTAGAGTTATCCTTAATCTCAAATCCACCTTTGCCTTCTTGGTCTGCTCCAAACTTCATAGATTTTGATGATGAACCTCCAGGGATAGTTTCAGCATCTGTCTCAACATCTCCAGTGTAATTATCAATTCCTGTCTTTTCACCAAATGCCTTGTCTGTTAGTTGTTTTCTAGAATCAAGTGCAAGTGTAGCCTCTATTTTATCAAACCATTCCTCAATGTGTAAATCTTCAAAGACCATCTTGATTTTGAATTTTTTTACAATATCTGTATCTTTGTACATTAGTCTAAACCATCTATCATACCACTGATCAGTGATGGAACGTCCAATCCATTCCCTCATTGGGTTAATTACTGTAGCAATGGTTAGTTGAATTTTTCCAATCATTGTTGCCCTGTTTGCAGCAGCTTCATCATAGAATAGTGCATGAGGTAATTGTAAACAAGCAACACAGTATTTTATTAGAGATTCATTCATTTTTACAAATTGGTCTACTTGTGGTTTGTAATCTACTGCATGATACATTACATCTTCAGGCTTTTCAATTAGTGCGTTAATTGCTGCTGGGACAATATTTTGTGATACTGCTCTGTATTCTGCCTGTTTTTGTGATGCAGTACTCCCTTGCGGTCTAACTATTAGTAATCCTAGTCCAGCATAAGCAACTTCAGCCATTGCACCAAAGTTTACACCATTATTTTTTCTAATCACTCTTAGTGCATCTATCATGGATATGGCCATTGAATCACCGTAATTGTTTGCGTTGTGTGTATTAGATGCTAATACTGAATTGAATAAATAAATTGAATCATACATTGGGATCATCTCAAATGCATTTCTCCATTGGAATGCCTGTAGTCTACCAGTTTCTGGATTTTCTTTTATGATTCCCATATCTGCAGGGTGAGCTGGTTTGAGTGAGCTTGGAATTTCTGCCCATTTCTTACCATTCACTTCTACTGGTTTGTCATATCCAAAAATTAAAGCTCCTCTGTTGTATGTTAGGGCGTTTAGGATTAGTCCTGAAATTTTTTCAATAAATGAAACATCTAACTCTCCTGAATCATCAAAGGATAGTTGTCTATCAATAGATATTAGATCATGAATGACATGTTGATTATCATCAATCTCTTTTTGGTTTTTAGTAGAGTCCTCATCTGGATTAATCAATTCTAATTCTGGTTTGAATCCCTTACCTACGATAAATTTTACAAGTGCCAAAAATAAGGATGAGCCAATCGTACTACGTAGCATGGCCTGAATCGCTCTATAATCTAGTGATTGTAATGGATTAACTGAATATTGAAAATATGATTTTGGATTTCTTCGTATCCTTGTTTTTACTTGTGCAGCAGAGAGTGGTATTCCAGTATTACTATTCACTGGGGACAACTGCATACTAGGAGTCCAGTTACTCACTAATTCCTCATCATACTCATCACCAAATCCCATTACAGAATAATTAATTTTGTTGCGTGTTCCTGTGATTGGTCCACCTGCATGAGCAATCTGAATTTTATCTCGTTCTAATCCTGTAATTTCATCTTTAATTTTTGTGGTTTCGATTAGTCCATCAAACCCATTAGTGTTTGATGAGGTTTTTCTTGGAGTTCCCTCATTTTTATTGAATGGTAGTGTGTTTAGTGCTCGTCTTATTCTCCAAACCTTACTTCGATTAATATTAAATTTTAATGCAATTTGTGCATCTGACACAGTAGGATATTGTAAGATGTGTGATTCTATTTTTTTAACTTGTTTGGTTTTAATCACGAACGTTCATGAACAGTTTGTGAAAAATGAATAAAGGAATTATTGGGGTAATGCCTTCCTGTTAATCTATTGTATTATTTATGACATTTAGAGCAGATCATGATGATAGTTGCTTACCCTCAAATCTAGTGTAACACTTGGAGCAAGCGCCTTTCAATTTTTTACCGATAAAGTAATGCCCACACTTGCATTTGAATAAGAAATAATCAGTAATGATTTAACTCCTCTTGTTTCTTTTCAACCTCAACACCATGTCTCAATCAACTTGTATGTTTTAGAATATGCAGCGGTTTCAACCTTACGCTTGATAGCCAAATCGTATTCGTACATCACAAAAGTATTGAAGTCAATCAAGTACATTTTTGTTCCATCATGATTGTATAGGAATCTATCTTTGTAAGAGGGATCAGATTCCATATTTTTGAATATAGGAAATTCCATTGGCACATCAGATCCTTTGAGACTGTCTAGTTTCTTTTGGTCAGATAGGATTTGGTTCTCAATTTTTGCTAGTCGTACTTCATCATAATCTTGGCCTTCCCCTATAGAGCATCCGGAATCTTTGATTAGTTGAATTTCTTTTCCTGTTATCTTGATTCTATCAGACATTAGTTATCATGTCCTTTGAGATTTGATTGTTGATTCATGCTATTTTATAGCAACTTCTTGTATTTATTGCTTTCTATGTTATAGCAGTTCTAAAAGAACACATCTTTGATTAAAATCCAATTGAATGATTCTCCATTAGTTAGTAATAATGACTAAGTTATGGCTTGTGCGATAACTACTACAGTTCCTTTTGTTCTTGTACCTGAATCAAAAACAAGTTCAGTGTGAACTAAAGTGTAATTTGCAATAGGGAACAATGTGGTTAATGCTGTAGTTACTGCAGAATCTGCTACAGCTGTTGAATCTAATGTAATTGGGAATCTTGCATAAACAATATCTCCTGCTGCCATGAATTAGTAATTTGTATAATCGTTTAAAGGAATTATTAGTTTACTGGATGAAATTCAAGCTGAGGTAATTCTATTTTGTCAAACATTGAATCTATGTGATACGCTGACTCATACCAAGGATGATAGTGATTGATTCCATTTCCTCTGGCTCCCCAAACCTTTTTGTTAATTTCTTTACGAAATACTTCCAACTCACCTGTTGATTGTATTGGGAGTTGTTCCCACTCTTCTCTAGATATGATTTCTATTTCATCGTACGTTTCATCATCATACCAGGATCCATCTACTGTGAACTCTCTTTGGTAGACTTTTTGACCTGATGACATTACATGTTCTTCATAGTCTTCTCGGAATAATGGAGGTTCTTTATTTTCTATTTTAATTAAATCTGGATTTCTTCTTATTGCCTTACATTCGTAAGGAGGTTTTGGATTTGATGTTTTGAGTAGATCTAATACTTCAAGTGCTTCCATAAGTCTATCCCTCTCCACTTTCTATTAAATTTACTTACTCATTCAATGCCATTCCACGTTTGTTCAGTCTTATGTTATTAATTCCATCAGTATCATCTTTACTTGGACCAAGTGAGCCACCAACGTGTGAGCCATCACCATTTTCAATTAGTCTTTTGTTTTTGGTGAATGTTACTTCTTCTTCTTCCATGATTATAGTGTATCATCTCCGTCTTCATCAATTGTTGATTGTAGATAGATATTCTTACAACGACCACATCTTGTGAATTTTGCATATTGGATATTATTTACTACAACTCTAATTTCATTTGGTGGTCTTAAGAGAAGCATATCATCTTGATGTCCAAATAAAATACAGATTAGATTGTTCATAATTACTCGCTATTCCACACAATTCCTTGACCATTACAACTTCGACATTTTTCAGGAGCTGTATCTGTACTCGCCCAAGTACCAGAAGTTTGACGATAAAATCCATTATCAACTAAACCATTTCCGTTACAAACAGGGCATCGTTGACATTCAGTCATGATTAAACTTTCTCCGTGGGATAAAATTTTACATTTTGCATGTCACTCTCTTGTGTGAATCCAACGGTATTCATAAAATCATAGATTTTGTAGATTCTCCATTCAAGCATCTCATTATCATCAATGTCAAATTCTCTTGTGGTTTCAGGTCCAATTATCTTAAAGTGTTTCATATTACTATTACCACCATCTCAAATATTTTGGAATCTCATCCTCAAGAATTAGATTATTATTTTCACAAAACTTTTTCATTAAATCATCCATTGAATTGCCTGCCTCTTGGCATGTCTCATTTTTCTCTTTGAGATACTCTAAGAGCTGTATGATTTCAAGATTTTCAGGTATCGATATGTGGTATTCAGTTGCTGCTTTACTAATTTTAGATATACAATCTATAAGATAATCCTGTAATACAATGTTTGATTTTCTTATGAATAGTGTTTGATTAATAATTTGATCCTGTTGATCGGGTGTGAATTTTTCTATACTCATTAATTAAACACCAATATTTTTTTGTTTATTCTTAATACGTAATTCTAGTTCATCAGTAATATCTTCGAAATGTAAATGATATGTTCGTCCATCATATTTTAAAAATAATGAATCTTCATTCCTGTATTTTATTTCAAATAATGGCTTATGCCTAATCATAGAACAAATCAAATTGAATATGGGTAATTTTTCAATACTCATTTTCTTTTCTCCATGATTTCTTACATTCATTACAAAATGCAACTCCATTTGTTATAACATATACTGGATGTGGGCACGCATTCACCTTTGGCTGTTCTTTCATTATTTCCAACCTTGCTTTGCTTTGTCTAGTCCAGGATGATACGTGTACTGTTGCTTTTCAATATTCCACACCATACGCATACTGCATATATTACAAATCTTGTGATTCTCGTCTTTATAAAATTTAATTTTGCATAATGGACATGATGCACTAGTACAGTCCTTAATTAATTCTCTATGATCTGCTGATACACATGATCCAAATCCTTTTGGTAACATTCCCATTATGGTTTTCTCCTATAGGTAATGAGTATTCTATTTTTTGTTGAGGTTGAATTTGTTAAAGTTCCCTCTAATGTAACCCTAAACGTTCCACTCGTCTCTGTATGATTAAAATTTGATTTAACCATGATTAGTTCTTTCTCCCAGGTCTATTCAATACACCCCTATCAACTTCCTGTTTCCAAAACCCTTCTTGCATAATCCATTTTTCTAAACATCTAGGACAAACTGGTGTTTGCTTTTTACCATTATCTAGATAATGTATTTTATCTGAATCATCCGGTGTTGCAGGTCTTCCACATATTCCACATTGAATGTGGTGGATTACCCTATCATTTTTATGATCTAGGTCTATTCCAATCATGGATTATCGTTTCTCCATTCGGTTAGTTGGGCTTGGTGTTTATGACAACAATATGGATAATATGCAGAAATCTCATCAACACAATTTAATCCGCAGTCTTGTTTCATTATATAATTATCGTCTCTTCTTGGACCACCGAGTGAACCTCCACCGAGTAACCATCTTAGAGATTTTGTTATCTCATTCATTATTGCACTCATCACATCATATCAGAACTATCATACCTATTAGTCTTCTTCTTTGTCATGTCTAGTACGCCACCAACATGTCCAGTGTGTGATCCTTTCCAAATATGCCAAGCAATTAGTGCATAGTTACATGCTTGTAATGCATCATCAGGATTACTATCTGCATGAATATATCTGATGTATGTTTGACCACTTGATTTGAGTTTGGCCTTCTCACCCTCAATTGCTACAAACTGCTTTACCATCCATTTGAGTTCTTCTTGATTCTTTCCTGGTAGTATGATTCTATTAGATACAAAGTCCTTATCCTTGTGTGGGTGTTTGATTAGATCAATTACTCTATCTATTGAGAATGTTCTATCTATAACGTATCGTAATTCTAGTGATTGTGCAATTTCCTCTTTAATTGTTGGGAGTGGTGCTTCAGCTCTTGGATGGTATGTTACTCGTCTAGTCCTATTGGTGTAACGCTTTTGTGTTTTCTGTACTCTATCTGATGCTCCTCCTGCATCTATTCCGATAAAGTCAGGTTCATACGCATCAATTAGATTCTTTACCATTTCCCATTGTTCATCTGTATCTCCTGTGTCCATTCTTTTTACCCAGAGTAACTTGAAGATTGGAGCTTTCTCATCAATGCACTGCCATATCCATACGATAGTTTTACCACCACCACCCCAATCAATTCCAACAATTACTGCACCTGCCTCATAATCTACATCCTCAGCTCTTGTTAGTGACATATTCTTATCAAATAAAGCTAGCATCATCTTTTCTGTAATTGGTTTAAGTTCACCCTCTACGTTTTCTGCTAGAATGTTTCGTCTGTATAATATGAGATTAAAGTTTGGATCGTGGTCTCTCTTCCACTCTATACTAAATTCAGGTGATACTTTGTAATCAGTTATGGCACTCTCCATAGTTAGTGGAATTCTAGGGTTCTGTAATTGTGATAAATGATAACCGTGCCTTGAGTAGTTCTTTGGTATTTGTGGAACCCACTCCCCATCTAGTACATCAAGCATGTAATCATCATAAATTAGTCCCTCATCATTATACTCTAAATCAGCCCTCCATGACATGTTAGGATGTTTCATGTGATTTTCTCTTCTCTTGTAAATCCATTCTCGCTGGTCTGTAGTTTTCCAGATGTTATCATATTCAGTATCTGTGAATCCTCCTACTCCCCAAATGTCTACATCACCAAACGTATCGGATTGTGCATCTCGTGCATTTTGAAATCCTTCCCAATCATGGTCTTGTGCTTCATCGACTTTCATTTTCATAGGTGATTTACCTTGTAGGTTCTGCCAGAGTGGACCTGGTAACATCATATCAATAATACTACGGGTGTTAGTTACTACCCTCTCCATTGAGCCTAGTCTTCCACTAGCTGATTTGATGTATTTTGATAGTGGCCACGTACCAAACACATCTTGTCTGAATTTGTTTTCTGAAAATGTTTTGAGGTTAGGTTCTTTGAAATTTAGATACACCTGATCATAGTCATAGTGTGTTGTTGCATCATATGCTAAATCAGAGCCAATCATTGTGGTTTTAAACCACTGTCTAGCAATTATTCCCATGATAAATGGGTGCTTGTCTTGAACTATCCTTTGAAGCATTGGAAGATATTTCAATCGATTAGGGAGTCCTTTGATTTTAGGCCTGCAGTGGTATTCCCATTCTAATCTGTCTTTTGGGAGTGGTGGTAGTTCCTCCTGCAGTTCTTTATTTGTTTTTAGATTCAGTTGTCTTCTAATCAGAGATTGCTCTTTTCTTTGAGCATCCTCTTTGTCATGCCAGGATGGATAGAGAATTACCTTTTTGTTCCAGTTCACGTTTTTCTAACTCCTGTAATGCAAACTTTGCCCCTTCCTGATATGCTGATTTGTATGGCTGAATCTCTACTATAATTTTAGCAATTCTTGCCATATCTGTATCCTTTTCAGTGGTGATCATTTTTGCAATTAGTTTCTGTTCAATGAGATTAATGAGGTCTAGTGTTTTGAGATGCTCTTCAGGTAATTCTTTTGCAATGTCTGTTAGTCTACGTTTGGTTAGTGCTGAGACTTTACCTTTGAGGGCGTAATATGTTGAACGTGCCATAGTAATATCTGAATTACTAAATAATTTCAAACCTTGATGTTCTGTTAAGTGTAATGCAGAGATTTGTGTCATGATTAATTCAGAGTCGTTAAGTTCCATTAATGATTGGAATTATTTTGATTCTATTAGGAATTATTTAGCTCGAAAAGTCTTAATTTGTAGGCGTATGATTATCTATAACAATGTAAGAATTCACAATAAACCTAAAATGATCATTCATCTTTTCTAGATTGTTTAGTAGTATTTCTTCTTCTTTTTTTGTCAATTTTTCCATGACTTTTACATTAATTTGCTTTATATTCATATACCTACTAAGTATAGTATACTACTAAGAAGTATTTGGGATCTTGTGTCCCGATTCTTTACAGTTAGAAGAATTTGACCTAGCACCCGTTAACTTGACAGAACCTAAATTATCATTCAATTTTCTTGTAAGTGTATTTCTTGCCATTTATAGAAAATATTAGTTTATTAATTTTCTCAAAATTTAGAGGACCTCCTTTAGACGATTGTATTTCTAAAGTACCATCTTTAACAATTACGTTGTCACAAGGAAAATTAATGATTGGGTGATCTAAATAATCAAAAGTAATGATTGGGCTATGTAAATAATCATTGAATAACAATTCTTCATCGGAGTCTATTTTTAGTTTATTTTCCATAATCAGTTAACCATTAATAATACTATGAGGTTAATAACCTATCTCTATAAGGGGGGTATCACATTTAGGACATTTCTTCCAACTCGCTCTAACATATTCATTACAGTTAGGACATAGAAGACTCATGATTGGTTTACTTTATTGAAGTTAATTAATAGAGTGTATTCCTAGTAAGCATGGTTTTCTATCTTGTGAGCTTTTAGTTTATTTGGGGATTCAGCTATGAAATCACAGTCACCTAGATTACATTTTACGTTAGTGTTTTTCAATATGATTAATTGTACTTTATGCAATATTAGAAATAAAAAAAGAAGAGAGGGTAAAGCATGAGTTTACTGTTATAACTATAACTATATGTATAACAATAATTATTAGATGATATGGAACCGCAAAAACACTATAGACATGGGGACGTTTTATTCACTAGAATTGATGAACTTCCATCCGATCTTACTCCACTAGATACAAAAACAGTTGCAGAAGGAGAAGTTACAGGACATCATCATAGATTTCAAAATGAACAAACACTAGTCTACAAAAATGATACAAATCTAAAATATGTGAGTTTGGTAAAACCTGACACATTAATCCATGAAGAACATAAAGACATGGAAATGCCTGAAGGTAATTATGCCATAACTATAGAACGAGAGTATGATGCATTTACTAAAATGGAGAAACAAGTACGTGACTAACTCTATATTTTTTATTATGGGTGATAAACAGTGAATGTATTAACAGAAGAGCAACATGAAATTCATGAAAAATATATTTTATTTCTAAAAAAGACTTGGGAGCATCCAAATGCACTTAATAAATTAGATAGAAAAGATTTGCAAGCTTTTATCACATCCAAATTTTCACTTCCTATACACACCATTCAATATAGTGAATCTCTATTGTATGGTATTGGGACTGTTTCATCATTACAGTCATTTTACATTCCACCAGAACTAAAAAATCATAGAGAATTATTTGATAAATACATAGACGCTACAGGACATAACGAAGATGAATTAGGAGCTACAACTTCGGAAACAAATATACTTTCACAATTATTTACCAGTGGAAAAATCCTATCTGTTAATGTATCGATAGATGAATATTCCAACACAGAAATAAATCCCAGCTATATAATACCTGATAATAATGGGCAATATGTAAATATACAGAATCAAGATAAAATAGTTAGAACAATACAGAATATTTCTGTAAATGTTTTAATTCCATATAAAAGTCCTCAATTATTTGATAATAATAAAAAACTACATTCCCTAAAACGAGCAGCAAAATCTAGTTTTTTAGATGGAAATTCATATTATATTCATGGTGTGAGTTTTTTAAAAGAGGATTGGGAATTAATTAAAGATAGAAAAATGACAATTGAAAAAGTTCTAAAACTTTCTAATGTGGAACAAAGACGAGTTGCCCTAGAATTGTATGGTCCTAATATTATAGTCAAAAATTCCAGATTACTTGATGAATCTGCAAGAGGTAACAAACTGTATAAATTTTCAATTCAATCTACCTGGAGTGATGGTTTTCACATACACATCTTACAATACAAAGATTCTTCATCTAAAAGAGTTTACAATAGTTTTGTACCTCCTACAATAGACAAAGCTGATGCAGGCATGGCATGGAAATTTAACATTACAGAAGAAGAGTATATGGAGTTAAAGGTGGAAAGATGAAAATTCACATCAAATGTCCACACTGTTATTACAAGTTCAATACCAATAAAGAACTGGAAGTACAGTGTGGAGAATGCAATAAGAGGTTTCCTGTTAAGGGAAATGAGGATTAAATGATTAAACACATCAAAGGTGGATATGAAGGAACTGATAGTATAACTATTATAATAAATTTTAAAATGTTTTTATTTTATCTATTACTATACTGGAGAATTCTTCTTTACAGTATGGACATGTTGTTTTGTCTGATAACTGTTCAATGTCGTCTTCAAAAAATATTACACTGCACACATTGCACTTTATTGGTTGTGTTACTTCCTGTCGTGATTCACAGTCAAGACAACCAGCTTTGAATATGACTCCAGTTCCTGGTAATTCTATAAGACGCCATGAATTGCATAATTCGTTTTTACATTGTATTCCAAGGTAACTCCACAAGATTGCAGTGGTACGATCCATTGGAGTAAAAATTGCTAATCTGTTCTTTGTTTTCCCATCTCTATACTTTGATAGTTGTTTACTGGTTAGGGTGTGTGTTTCTTCTCTAATTCTAAAATATTCATGTGCTGCGTCATTGTTTGATGCAGCTGTTGCAATTTGATGTAACAAGATATGCTGTGTGTTAATTGGTACTTTTTCTTTATGATCAAAAAATCCTTCTGCAATTATTAATTGTGCTCTCCAATCATGTAATGCTAATTTGACATCCTTTGATGTAATTTGTGACATGAAAGGATTTGTTTTTAGTTTTGCTGCTACTACATCTTTTAGAAAATTAATTGTGTCATTTATGAGTTTAAGATATTCATAGTTCTCTATTTCGTATTCTGAGGGTGGAACTATTTTCTTCTCCCCTGGGGGAGTTGAACTATTTTCATGTTTTGTATAATCGGTTTCGGAACCTACCCTAAAGAAGTATCCAGACCGATTCCATATAAATTCTTCTCTTGGAACTTCTTTGTTGTGTTTGTCCCATAGACTATCTTCAATGTCATTTGCAACTTTAGCCCAAATCTTATTTTTTTCAAATCCTGACACTTCTAATGTAGATGCCATTTTTAGCCACAAGTCTTTTGATGAGGATGAAGTGTCATTTTCTAATTCTACTACTTGGCTTAGAAGATGTGTATAATCAGCAGATTCAGTAATGGAACTCAACACTGAGTTTATACAGTATAATTTAGTATAAATGTGTTGATAGAAATTTATATTTTCTTGTGATTATCATAATAATTTAAGCTAGTTTAATTTAATTTTTTATTACGTGGATATTTCACACATTTTTAGTGCGTTACATACATCAATAACATCATTCCAGGATGATTTGTGTTTTGTGTAATCTTGTGGCTTGAATAGATAATCGCATTCATAGTCGTGAATTAAAAGAATTTCATAGCCATACTTTTTTAGCAATGGATCAAATATATTTCGCCATTTCTTTGCTGCCTTTTCTCCATGTTTGTAATTTACCTCAACTATTAGTTTGGATTGATTTTCTCTATACACCACCATATCGAATTTGTGTTGTTTGATTTCTTTGTCTAGTAATTCGTATTCGCCAGCAGTACCTATTACTACAGATAATGGAACTTGAGTTCTAATTAGTTCAGGGTATAATAGTTGAGTTAGAATTGACTCTACTTCAGATTCTGCTCTGCCAATAAAATCAGTCATAGATTCCACACCTGAGTCATTAAGTAGTAACTTTTGAACATGGGTCTAAGCAGCCCACTGCAAAGACGCTTGTCAGTTGGAAGATAACTCATTTCTTTTACACAATTCATTTAATCCACATAATGTATGATAAAAGTACAAATGGTAAAGCCATAATAATTAAATATCCAGCTCCAACATCTGATAAAAATTTAAGAAAATTCAGATACACCACTACCATTACAAGTTGGACAATCACCAATGACCAGATCACCCTCTAATTCCATGCCAGTTCCATCACATGAATTACAGCTATCAAATGTATCATCAATATCTGGTTCGTGATCTTCGTCATAACTCATTTAGCATCATCCATTGGATAAATAAATAATTCATCTCCAGTATGTTCTTTAACTAAATGTTTTTTCATCCATTTACTAGAATATGTAGAATATCCACAAATACAAATATGAATACTTGTATGGTTCAATCCCCTTTTAAGTCCCAAAAGGATTCCCCTCTCTAAGATTTTCCATTTCTCTTAAAACAACATGATAATTATTGGCTAGTGTTTTATTTTGTTTATGCATTTTACAGTCATTAATTATTTGGTCTAATGTTCTTACAATGTCTGCATTTCTTTGTTCTTCATCCAATCCAATCACACTCTCCAGCAGTTTTCATTCTAGATCATATTCCCTAATGTATAGATCGTCATAGTTTTCTTTTTTCATTGCATTATTTGCTTTTTCTACGGAATCAAAAATATTAACAATGGCACCGCCGGTTTCATAACCTTCAGATAAAACCCAAACTTTTCTTGATAATTCATTTGTCTCTTCTAGTAGTTCTTTCACGAATTTGGCTATTTTATAACAATCTACCGTATCATCAAGATCTAATACAATTTCATCCATTCGTTTCTTTATCTTCTCTACTATCTCTTTATCGATAAGGTACAATCTTTTCCACTTTTGAATTTCTTTTAGATAGTCTTCTTGTTCTTCATTGAGCATTTTGTTTTCTTGTTTTACTTCTTCAATTTGTATTATTCCATCAAGTGGCCTGCAGAGTAACTTTACACAAGGTCTGCATGTACCGTATTCATTATCAGTTTTACGTCCACAATTATTACCACAAATCACGATTGGCATAATTATGCTTCCTCCTGTTGTAGTTGTATCATCCAATAATGACCGTGTTTCTCACAGTACGAACGCATCCAAAGTTCTCTAAGGGATGAATTCAATTTAGAAATGCCTCCAGTAAAATTTGATTATTACCAAGTACTACACCAATATCATAATTTGCCTGTCTTTTCCACCATGCATAAATTCCCATATCGGATTTTGTTTTGATTTTATGACATTCAGAACAAAGTAATTGTAAATTTCTATAATCCCAAGGATGGCCACCAAGAATTATTGCAATTATGTGATCAACTTCCGGTTCTTGTGTATCCGTGTTACAATTATCACATGTATAGATTGGTTCCCATGACCTTTTTCCTGGCTTGTGTGATTGTTTGTCTAAAAAATGGCCTTTATGTCCACTCCAATATGATGTTAGTTTAAAATTCCATTCTGCACTGCATTCGTCACTACAATAAGATCTTCTAGGCCATTTGAATTTCTTACCACAATGACAAGTGTTTTTCATTTGCCTGTTTTTCATTTGTTCAGCACTTGCACCAAATCTTTGAATTGGTCTATGTGAAAATTCAAGTGGAGCAATTATACGTCCTTGAGATTTTTCAGGTGTCACCCATTTTTTAGACCAATCTCTTGCATGATATTTTCCCCCTTTACCGCCATACTGATAATCATATTCATCTAATAGGTACTCATATCTTTGATTATGTACTTCTTTTCTGTGTTTTTTATATTCTTCAACATTGTAAAAGACTGCTTTACATGTATAGTGGCAATGAAATACTGATGTGGGTTCTGGTGCTTCTTTGAGTAACAATCCTTGTTTACTCAAAAGAAACACTCCAGAGGTTCTTCTTTTAATGATTTTGGATTATATGACGAGTTAGAAATTTGTTCTAAACTAAGTTTAATATCTTGACTGTCAACTTCGTTACCCACACATACCCATCCAGGAATATTAGTACGTGCAAATAGTTCTATTCGTGAAACATCTCCAAAAATTTGTTCAGTTCTTTGTCTGAATACCTGTGGTTTTTTGGAGTGTGTGGTTATTGGTCCATCAAAGATTTGGTTAATACCATGACGTAATACTGGTAATCCCTTTCCTTTCTTTGCTAGAATACAAATCTCAGTGTTTGAACCTGTGTAATGACCGTAACCTGTATGAAATGAATGCACATTTTTATTTCGTTTAAGCCATGCGAATTGCCATGTTATGTATTTGAATCCCCACGCCTCTATAACTTCAAGTGCTGATTGATTATGTGGTCCAGTACACCATAATAGTAAGACAGAATCCTTTTCAGTAATTTCATTTACTGGTAATGATTTTATTTGTTCTACAGACATCGGTCTGTAAGGTGTGATTCTTCTCTTTGAATCACCAACCTCTATGGTATCATTTGAGAATTTAGTGTAAGGCCAGCTAGGATCACCTACTACAAGTTTATACTTTGTTGGAATTGTCATAACCTACTCCTTTTTTTTCTTGGGGTGTGTGATGCTTTTCCCAGATGGATTACTAAGCCAATAGGTGATTCAGTTTCAAATGGACAGTCTTCACACTTCATTTCATTTTCCTCTTTTGATGTGGGCAGATACCTTTGTTTATTGACTTACCAAGATTACAATTAAAACATAAAACTTGAAATCCTTTTGGAGAATTATTTTTGATGAGCCATCTGTAAGTTGCAGCTCCAGATCTTTTGAGAGTTTTTCTATGAATGTTTCCGTCATTGTTGATATGATCAATAGTCAGAAATTGATGTATTGATTCTCCACAACAATTACAATTTAATTCTCCTTTTGAATAATGATATATACATTGGAATTTTTGATTATCTCTGTATTCTTTGTTTCTTATTAAAACTACTTCTTTGTTTTTTTGATAAATTTTAGCATCTCTCTGTCTAATTTTTTTTACGTTTTTCTTTCTATATTCTTTAAAGTAGAGTTTTAGTTTTTCTTTGTTGTTTTTCCTCCAAATCTTCATGTATTCTTTTTGATCTTTTCTCATCGTGCTCTCCTCGTTAATGGTTTTTTGTTTACATGATCACACTGTGGACATGGATTGAATCGTTTTGAAAAGATTAATTGTTTATTGCAGTTTCTACAAAATACTTTTTTTGATTTTGATTGGGTTGGTAACTTTGTTTTAGGCATCGTGATTTTCCTTTTGTGCATCAAAAAAGTCCATCATGACTTCATGTAGAAATATCACTAAACACTGAGTCTTTTTATTATCTTCCAAAGCATAATAAGTAATATTGTTTTTTTGAAATTTTCTTACTAATTTGAAATCACTCAAATGTTGAACGATGTTGAAGACTTCGGTGTATGTCATGGAGTGTATTTTAGCTAATTCATCTACTGAAAAATCAAAAGGTGTTGTTTCAGCTAAATGATCTAAAATTTGTGCTGTTTTACCCTCAAAGATTTGTTCAAAGATTGCTTTACCTTTTTCACTCAATCAACTTCAACCTCTTCTTGTACAACTGTATTAGTGGCAATATCTCTCTCTTCGTCTTGTTTACCTAACATTGATTTTATTCTTGGAATTTCTTTGGTTGATTCAGGAGTTGGATGTCCTTTAGATGCACAATAACAATGATCTCCAGCATTACTAATGAATCCCCATCTAGCTAGATTTTCAGCAGGGCATCTAGTATGTGAATTTTGTTCACATTGATTGCAAGCTGTAGTTACTAAAGGCATTATTTCATATCCCCTAATTTGGATTTGTAAGTAGGATAACATTCCTCACAGACAAAAGTAAAATTTTTAGTGTGACCTCTTGTTGGGCTTCTTTTCATAAAATCATCCACTGATTCATACTTGTGTTTACATTCAAGACAAACACATTTGTCGTCTAACCACATCGCAACTTGTATCCTCATCATTTGATTGACCCAATCTTTTTTCTCTCCTGGATCTTCAGGAGCTTTACTAATTGCAATTGCAAAAGACTTATCTAAATTAGCCATAACTAATTTTCCTCCACGTCGTCAAACAAAAAATAATCATTCATATCATCTCCTCCAAAAAGAGAGGGGAGAGAGAGGATTACTATTCTATAATAATAATAATAATAATAATAATAATGTGTAATACATACATACATACATACAAACATACAACTTACAGAATCTAATAAAATATTTTTAGATAAGCTTTGCCACCTTGTATCTTTGATCTTTTTTCATTTGTAGGAATAAGATGAATCCATCCATTTGGGCATGGCTCATTGAATCAGCCCAAACATCCATCTCTTCATTTTCAATAATCTCCTGCATTTTTTTCCTGAATTCTTCTGCTTTCTCAGGATCTTCCATCATTGTTTGGTAGTTGTGGACCTTAACACCCACCTTTGTACACTCTCTTATGGCCTCAGAAGTGGTATTGAATGCACCATCTGGTTTTAACAATTTCTCAATATCATCCAAGTCTTTTAGTTCCCATCTTGTAGAAACAATTGTTGTGCGTTTGACTGTCATGTGATCTCCATCACTTCTAATACAGTGTGACAAACTCCACATTTTGAACCAGATAGCATTGAATTGCGAAATTGCTCTTCAAATCTACCTATCTTCTTTTTGCACTTGTTGCACCACTGAGTGTAGTAAATCAATTTTTAACCTCCATTGGTTGGGGCTGAAATGATTTTACTCTCAATTGTGTCTTACAACATGGACACATTCTAGTAGAAACTTTGATAAAAAGACTGCAACGTGTACACCACTTGAAATTTTTAATGTATCCTGCAAAGCCTGTTGTTTCATACCTTCCACAGATACCGATGCATTGACCCATTATTGTGTCACTTTCTTCCTTTCGTTTAGTATCTCATAGACATCTGGTAATGAAAACACAAAACCGATATGTACACAATCTTCCTCATCACATAACTGACAGAATAATTCTCTTTCTTTGTTGATTATAACTTCGGCAATTCTGTTTTTGATATTGTCTTTTAGTATAACACGATCATCATCAACCGAAATTTTTTCAATTTTTGGAGCATATCTTGCAAATGTCTTATCCTTTTGCATTATCTCCTCTAACATGTAAGTTAAATAACCTGAAAAACTGCTAACCCCTTTCATTACAAGGTCGTCTTTACTTTTTTGATATGTCTCATGAAATTTATCATAAACAGTTTCTGAAACAGTGATTGATTTGAATCCGGCTTTTGGCATTATTTTTTCTTACCTCGAAGTGTAATCTCTATAATCCCACAAAAATTTTCTGGACAATACCAATACCCATCTAATTTTTTAATACATTCCCCATGATGTCTGATACAATAAACTTTCATTTTAGCATCTCCAAAAATTCTCTTCCCTTTTCAGTTATTGAATAATACACAACAGTTCTGCCTTCCCATCTATTCGGAGTTTTACTGATTCCTCGCTTACTTGTAACGAATTGTTTGTCTTTACAATACTTTGAATATTTCAAGAATGACTTTTTGAATTTTATATTAGAGTCCATGTATAGTTGTGTAAAAGTCAGTTCGCCTTTCCTTAGTGACTCTAAAATTGCAGTAATACCATCAATTCTTAATGATGAATGAAGAAAACTAGGTCTACGTCTATTAATTACTATTTGATTCAAGATAACCCCTCCTCACAAATTACACATTTTTTTCCATAATGCATCAAAGTATCATGATTTTTATCATGATATGCTAGTATGCCATGTGTGATCATTTTATTTTCCAAGTCCAAGCATTTCCCTTTGTAACGTTACATTGTCTTCTCTGTATTCGTTGTATTTTTCCTAAATCTCTAAGCTCACCAAATCTTCCTGAAATTGTATTGACAGGTCTAACTAATTGTTGTGCATATTCGGCTGCTGTGTGATTAGGTGATTTTTGAATAGTTTGATAAATTTCCAATTGCCTTTCTGTAAGTTGTGGTTTTACAGTATTACACCATGATTCTAGAGATGTATCTTGCATCATTATTTTTTACTCCTCGTTAGTTTGTTACAAGTTAGACATGTCTTTCCATTTGTTATAGAATTATGAATTGAGTTTTCACATGTGCAGTAGTATTCAGAATCTATTTCATTATTTTCTTCTATAGTTGTTAATTCTTGTTTTCCTCCACATTTCAAACATTTGCCTGAAGCTATACCGATATGAGGATTTTCACAAGTACAAATTTTGTTTAGAGCTTTTGCAGAAGAACTACCAGATTCTATCTTCTGAGTACGTTCACCATCTACATTTTTTAATAATGTAATAATTTCAAGTTCAGGAATTTGTTTTCTCCAAGCGTTTCTTTCTGCTTTTGAAATTGCCTTTGTTCTTCCAAATTTATCATATTTACCATTCTCAAAGTATGGTGCTTCTGAAATTCCCTCAGTTTCTAATCCTGTGAGGTGGTTTCTAACTCGGACAATACTTCGCCAATACCACATTGGTTTATTTTCAGGATCATCTTTGTCAAGTGTAACTTCAGATTTTAGAATATGTAGAGCCTGATTACTCTGACTCATTTTTAGAACGAGATATTTTAATCCAATGTAGGTAATTTGTTTAGTTCCCTTGAGATCATAGACTAGTGCATGTTTTAGATCATCATTGGAAGAAATGATTTGTTGTTCATCGGCACTATCCATAATTGAATAGTCAGATTTTACGAGGTCAGTAGTTTCATTCATTATTCCTCGACCTCCGCTGAGGCATCTGGTAATACCATAAAATTATCATATACATCTTCTGTATCTTGATTCTTCCTTGCTACAACTTTAATTTCACAAAGGTAAATTTTTGTAAAATCTACATCTTTTAATTCGTCTAGAATCCGATCTCCTACTTCTTGTAATGCTTTAGATATTGCTAGTGATTTTGAATCATGTTGTTCTATACTGAGTTTAATTTTATTAGTAAAGACCATAGTATTTCCTGTGTATTTAGTTTTCTTGAATGATTCAGCAAGTACACCACATAGAGTATGGAAAAATCTTTCATGTCCTAAGACAAATTTTAGGATTCTACTAATCATCATTCTTGTTCTACCTCAACGAATTTGTTCCCTCTATCTTCTCCTTCTTTGATTACTGCATCATGTAGATCCCAAATTTTCTTTTGTATTGTGATGTTATCTGTTACCTGTGCAAAATCTTCTTTATTTCTAATTTCAATTGCATCCTGATTCCCATATGTTACCTCTACTGTTAGCTCTTTGAATCCAAAATGTTTCACTGTTGTGAGTGTACCTATTCTTACTCGTGTTGAAAAGTATGGAGATTTTTCTTCTGAAGACATTATGCCTTGTCCTCCAATTCTTTGTTTACTGTGGTCTTTTCAACAATCCATAATCCTATGCCTTTCCCTGTATGACCAAACCCAGATTCAGTATTGATTTTTATTTCTATCCTCTTTAGTCTGTTGGCTTCTGCTAGTTCATTTGAAATTGTACAAAGATATTGTGCAGTATGATCACTTACATGATATTGGTATTTTCCCATCAGTTATTCACTCCATTAAAAATACAGGACTTGCCCCTGTTCCAAGGAAAGATTGCAAGATCACTACAAAATGCACATTTTAGATCTTTAATCAAGAGAAAATGTCCCCCATATTTCTCAAATCAATTACACTGAACTTGTTTACATTAATTCCTGGATGGTCTTCTTTCACCCAGTTTAGTTGTGAATAATGGGCATTGCATTCGTTGCAGAAATATCCCACAGAACTTTTCTTGATTATCTTTCTAATTTTATGATTCTGTACAGAGATAATTTGTTGAGCCAAAACTAACAATCCTCCACCCAATGTGTTTTGTTGTAATGTTGTCTATGTTCCTTAATTGTATGAAATAATTTTGGACAAAATGAACATTGGAAATTTCCCATTAGTTTATCTCCCTGTCTACAAAATAATAAAACTCATATTCAATAAAGTCTAAATCTTGTGAATGCACCTTTCTTAAATCACAGTATACTAGATGAAATTGTCTCAGGATTTTCCCATTACCAATTATTTGGATTATTTTTTCCTTTGGTTTTTCAATCACATCTCGTGGATCGTGGTATACAACTATGTTTTCTTTAGTGTTATGATCAACAATTAGAATTTTCATTTCAGTTTCTCCACAAAAATTTGTTCAGGTGGAAATGATGCTTTAGTGTTCATGTTGATTATTTTTTCAACACCAATTCTGTAACTTGGTGATCTAAAATCATTCTCACATATAGCAAAAATTCTCCCATCTGAATAAACAAATATCCAGACAGGAGCTGTTGCACAACATTGTTTTATTGTTGTGCTATTGAGACTCATTGCTGTACAGACACCTCCAAAATGTTTTTCAGAAAAGCTGCAAACGTACTATCGTCTTTGCAGGAGATAGCCATAATTTGCACGTCTGTTTCATGTGGAGGGGCAAATACCAGATTAGAAATCGCTAGCCTCATCAGGGTGGTTCCTTCAGTAACATCTAATCCATATTTTGAGAATATGTTCTCTAGAACTTCTTTTAAAACATTGTGAACTAACTCAAGTGTTTCTTCAGAAATTCTTAATCCTATTGTCTTTATTTGGTCTCGCCTCTTCTAAACATACTAAGCAATATCATAGAGAAGTAAGATCTATATAAAACATTATTGTTAATTAATTTTAAGTTGTGGGCAATTAATTATACATTTGTTTGGTTAACAAACAATAATATTCATAAAGCTGTCTACATAGATATATTGGCAGATACTCATGCATCTTCTTAACTACTAAGCATTTTTAGGTCTGTTTGAGTGTCTGTCAATATACCGTTACTGGATCGAGTCGGCTAATAAGCGATCGCCTAATTTGAACGGACTAATTTTTATTATCACACATATAAATAGAATATAATTACTAAATAATTCACCTAGGATTTTCAGTGATTTATCATCAGTCACGTTATTATCAAAAATAGAAATAACACCTGTCAATATTTGTTAATTATTTTTTTCTCAGTTAAGATTTTAATAATTAGTTCTTTAGTGGCCTCATCAGGCACTACACTTTTCTTATCTTGCATGTCTGTAATCATGCCTTTTAGGTCATCAATTTCACTACTTTTCTTCTCAAGCTCATCATTTTTTTGATTTGCAATGACTAGTTTTGCTTTGTTTCGTTCATCATCTGAAATTGTCAAAAATGGTATGGCTTTTTGATATTCAGGCCATCGCTCAAAGTCTGCCTCAACATATCTTTCATAACTTGACTCCATTCCCAAATCTCTACCTTGCATATCTTCTTTATCTGCAAAATCAACTTTTGCTCTCCTCATCATGGTATTACAGTATTTCCTATATCCATGATCCGCTGGAACCTCATGTCTCTTTTTATGATCATCAAATATTGGTCTAATTCCTGAAGACCGTAGTAATCTGACTACTCTAGTTCTAACTCCACCCATCCTTAACCTTGTAGGATACAAAACTTTTGTAGCCACAATTAAGGGATCTTTGTTTTCTGGATATTTCCCGAATCTGGCTTTCCAAGTTTCTTTGTATAGTAGTAAAATTTTTGCAGCTTCTGGTGTTCCATGTGTGTGATATTCTTCTGCATCTTCTGCATAAACTTTAATCCCTAATCCTTTAGGGGAATCATCCTCATTATAAAAAAATACAATATCATTCCAGGTGAAATAGTCCCAAGCCTCAACTCTGAATCCTGCAGCAGAAAACAGCGTAACAATCACCTTATCAACAATATCAACTGATTTTGCCAGCATGATTTGTAGTTCTTCTCTTGTGTATGCTCTGTCTGGGGATTTGCCAATTTTGGGTAATCCCTTGTCTATTAGCTTCCAGGAGAAATCTATTTCATTTGCATTGAATAGTGCCTTGATTGGTTTTAGTCTGTTTTTGATATTTGATGGTTTTACCTCTTTAGCTGTAACTTTGGATTTTAGTTCTCGGACATATGCTTTGATGATTAATTTTGTTAGCTTTATGTTTTGTCTTGATAATTCTACAAACTGGATTGTCTTTTGGATATAATCCTCTGATGGTTCTTGGTGTAGGTATTTTATGAATATATCATTTGGAATTACATCTAGGAACTTGTAGAGGTATAATTTGTAATTATTTAGAGTCTTTTCATTTCTGTTGTAATCTATAAAATTCTGATGTGCGTTGCCATCTATATCTTCAACTGTGATTTCCATTAGTTTCACTTACCTCGAAGTGTCATTTAGTTCCATTCTCCTCCACGCCATTCACCATAACAATTCTTACAAATAAAACAAAATTCTTCTTCTGTTTCAATTTGTCTAGTAGTATAATTATCCAAACAGTAATCACACATTCCTTTTTCTTTCGTCAACTAACCGTTTCTCCTTTCTGTTTCAATTTGTAGAAAGCAATTATAACAAACCCCTAATTCTGTTTTTGAAAACCTTTTACATATTACACAATTTCTTTCAATCATTGCAATTTCTCCTATTGGTAATCCAAGCAAACGAACACTTCGAACAAATTAAATCATTTGGGTTTTGTGGGTTTATTTGTTTTGTATGTCCATACTTTCCTCCGTCCCATCCACATTCAGGACAAAGAACTGATTGATTATTTTGTATTAATCCCAATAAAAATAGTATGGAAATAATCCATATAAGTGAATATTCTGGTTAGAATCCTTTTGGAAGATGATGAAAATATTGAATAAATTGGATTATATCAGTTTGCCAGTATTGGTTCTATAGCATCCTTTAACTGAGCATTGAGCCTTTTCTTTTTTGCCTATCCAGTGATTCCCACAGGTGCAAGAAAAGAGGTATTGGGTGGTCATGAATTTTTCATGAAATCTTGTAACATATTGGATTCTTCTTTTAGTTCATTACTAGAGTGTTGGCCAAGTACCCATTCTAGTATAAACCTCTGACCATCTATTGAAGTGCTACTGAACATATCGGCATTTGTCATTCTTTGGTTGAGTTCTTCATATTTTTGTTCAATCTCAAACTTTGAACGAAGTTTGCCATTAGTTTTATCATCACCAACAACAAGAGTACACCCCATTAATTCTGCACAGACTCTAAATATTTGAGATACTTCTTTTGGATCTAGGTCAAACTTTTCAAATATTTCAGCCATTTCCTTTATTATTTTGTCATTCATACGATCTTATGATATTCACTATTTAATAGTGTTACTATCTAATAGTTATTTTGATACACAACTGATCGGAAGACGATGAAAATATTGTCACCTTATTTTTTACTTACCTAAAATCCCAAGCTAAGTCTCGTCTGTTACGGAAATAGTCAATGATTCTCTGAGAGATTTTTCGTTCACCATACCTTTCTTGAATTCTAGAAACATCTCTTGGACCCAATCTATTCTTCTTTTCTCCTAAATTGAATGATGGATACATTATACTATCAGTTGTAAATGTGTCATGGATTAATCCTAAAGAATGACCAAACTCATGTATTAAAATTGGAATTAGTGGAGGTTTAGAAAGTGTTTGGAATTTAGAGGATGTGACCCAATCCCAGTTGTCATTAATATGACAGTCTCCAGAAATATCACCTTGACCTGGAAAATATGCATGAGCCAATACACCTTCTCTATGATCAAAGTGAGATAGAGGTTCAAATGATACATCAAAATCAACTTTTACATCAGGATTTCTCTCTCGTCTGAATTTTAATTTAGATATTCGTAACTGCCATGCTCTTAGTGATACTGTAACTGCCCTATGTTGATGAGGCCCTTTTGTGATGTCTTTTGTTAGATTGTTTAGTCTGTATGATATTTCACCATCAGGCCAAGAGTGAGGCCATTCATCAATTCCTTCAATGTTTTCTGTAAATTTTAGAGAATTTGATTTGAGTTGTGTTAATTCACATTTGTGTTCAGTCATAATAAAAAAGAAAGATTAAGCCTTTCGGGCCTTTGCTACTGCTTGTGCCATACTCTTTGCCATTGAATCGATACCACCAACTTGTGCAATCAATCCAAACAGAATAGCCCCTAGAACTAGACCCTCAACCTCTTCAGGTAGTATAGTTAATTCCGCTATTACCAATTGTATTGATATGATAAACGCAATTAGAGCTGAGGCAACTACCTGTCTAACATTAATTGGATTATTTCCTTTGAGCCATCCGAGTAGAACAGATACAGATACCCCTGCTATTGTGATTAATATAGCAGCGATAATTGGTTCTAATCCGAATACTTGCATTGATAAATTTTTTAATTAATACAGATTTAAGAACTAATTAGGAATTATCATCTATCAAGTCTTTGTAAATTTTTTCCAAATCCTCAATGACATCTATCTCATCAGGATGTAATAATTTTGTTTCCTGGACTTGTCTACCTAGAACAAACGCTGTTGCCTTTTTTATCATACTCATATCTCGTGCTTGTTTGTGTACACATTTTATTAGAACAAAAAATGAAGTGGCAGCACCTATTATTGCAGCACATATCAATACGATTATGATTTCAATTAACATTTCATTTACATACATTTCTAACATTTCCTTTTCCCCTTATGACAGATTTTGAAAAAAGTGATAAAAGAATTAAAGCTACATGTAGTAAATTATTGATTTTTGTAGGTAATAGTAAATTTTGTAACTGATATTCGGTGTCAAGGTTCTGGTGCATCAGAGTCTTGGCACTGACTGAAGGGGATCAGTCAAAGTAAATAATTAGTATTGCCTATTAAGAAATAACGCGGTGAGTGGGATTTGATAGCTTTGTATCTTCCACAGATTCCAATACATACCATTAAGATTAAAATTTGAAATGTATCTTATTAATCTAGATAAGAAAAGTGTAGAAACTAAACTTCCTTTACTGTAGTAATTTCTTTTAGTTTTACAGGTACTGTAAATTGGCCTGCATAAGATACAACTCTTAAGGTAACAAAATCACCTGCATCTGTAAGATACAGAGTAGTATTGAATGTTGTAACAGATGCAATAGACCCAGTATCTCTTGATGTGGCAGTTAATACAGTTGAACCAATTAGTGTAGTTCCAGAAGTTGAATCTATAGAAGATGTGGATAATAATTGTACAGTTACATCATCCCCTCCTGTATCTTCTGCAAATATGCTATAGACATTTGCACTTGATGTACTTCCAACGCTTCTAAATTTTACATATCTAAAAGTTTCTGTGCCGTGGTCTCTTGTTTGTTTTGCTTCTGAGTAGTTCAAATTCACCAAGAAATTGTATGTTATATCATCCGTGGATAGAGATATTTCTATATTGTGTGAACCAGATACACTTCTATTTCCCACTGATTTTAGAACGGCTGTAATTGAAGAACCAAAATCTACTATAAGTTCATCGTTTGTATCTGAAAAGGTTGTATTAGTATCATCGTCATCATCAATTACATTACCAGGATTTGTAAGACCAGATGATGAAAGAATAGATCTTGCCGACAAATCAGTTATCAACGCTTCAAATTTTACCTGAGATATGCCAATCTTTTTCCCAGAATTTGCTTGCATTGCAGAACCACCAGAGAATTTTGCAGACTCGCCACCTACAGAACTTTGAGTATCTGAGAATCCATTAATATCATCTGTATCTGCTGGATCTGAAACGACAAATTCCAATCCCCCAAGGTCTGATAATTTGGCAGATATTGTCATTTATGGCGACTCCAAATCAAATTCTTTTCCGTTTTTATCAGACCATTTTTTATCAGGAGTCAAAAACCCCAACGATCCATCTACCCCTACTATACTAATATATGGCTCCATTTGTTGCGAAATTTTTATCACCCATTTTGAATACTACGTAATTTAATTCTAGATTTATAACTATTATTATTATGACAAATTCTACACATTCTTCCACCTGTTAAACGAATCATCTATTAATAGTCATTTAGGCTTTTGACTTAACAGATAATAAAGTCGACATGTTTATCTAGTGTTGATTTATTGTGTAAAACATGAATAAAAAAATATTTCTAATTCTTCTTTTACCTATTCTGTTAATTCCATTAGTTTCAGCTCAAGAAGCACAAACAGAAATCCCATCTTGGGTCAAGGGAGTTGCAAACTTTTGGGTTGAAGGAAATATTGATGATGGAGAATTTGGAGAGGCAATAACATTTTTGATTGAACGGGGAATTATCCAAATCAGTTCCGTATCTACACCGATAGAAAATCCTTTGACTGATGAAGAAAAAAGACTTTTTGAATTAGAGTTAGCTCAAAAAGATGACAGAATTAGTATCTTGGAAAAAGAAGTTGAAGATGCAGGATTAGATAATTCACATTTACTAAATAACATAGTAGAGAAAGAGCAAACCATTACTGCATTACAGGAAGAACTTAAACAAGTAGATGATGATTTTAAACAATACAAACAAGACTATCCGCTCAAGGTTGGAAATATTGGAGGCATGTTGGTGGTTGATTACATTCAACAATTAGAAGAGAGAATAGCTGAATTAGAGAAATAGTTAGTTATAATTTTGTCAAGCCTAAATTTCTAAGTACTGTTGATATTTCTGCATTAGTAGGTGTTGCATCTAATTGCTGTTGGACTACAGTTGGCTCTCCATAGAAACCGATTTTTGCATCATTAGCACCTGCACTACTTGAGCCTTCAATATCAATACCAGATACTAGAGTACCGCCAGATATTACACCTAATTGTAATAATCCATCTTCTGTAGCTTCTGTAACATCTTGAGATGATGCAGAAATTCTAGCATATATTTGATTTACACTTACTGAGTTTTCAGCCATAAAATCAATGTTGGCCAATGTTCTAAAATCTGCGGGTGTATTATGATTTTGAATAAGTTGTAAAAGTACTGCTTGGGTGTCTGCATTACCTGTAAGCCATGTGGTTGTTGTATCGTTGATTTCTATAGTGGGGTTGGATCTACTTGCACCAGTGAAGATTTCCACAGTATCCGTTACCAATTCAGAAACTAATTGTAACGCATTAGGAGTAGCAGTAATTCTATGTTGTCTTCCACTAGTAGTAAACCTTATTTCATCTTCATCAATTCTTAATGATGGTAAGCCATTAATGAAAAATTGATGTGTGTCCCCAGAGAGAGTATTATATTTTAAACCGCTAGTATCTGAAACAATGTTATTTTTAGCTGTTGTGAATGTACCACCTATCTCTATCTCAATGTCTTTCACACTAAATTTTTCCCAAGGATTTGTCTCATTACCTAAATTACGACCAATTACTGTTGGTGAGAACTGTACTATACTCATTGTGTATTGATCTGCACTATTAATTTTGAATGTGTAAACATCATTTGTTGGAACATTTGATACAATACCTCCAGAGTTTGCCCATATTGCTCGAACAGTTCCAGCAGGAGCACCAGTAGTATTTCTAAATTCTATATTGGAAATATCTTGAATATCAAACCCAGCATAAACTACATCTTGCAGGATGGGGGTTTGTGAACCACCACCTGCAGGAGGTACAGCCCAAGTGTTATCACCTCTAAGGAATGTAGTATTGTCTTTAGTTCCTGTTGCAGTTAATGCTAATGTAGCTACAAGTATTCCACCAGTGTTTGCAGCTTGGTGAGTATGTTGCATGTTTGCAAATCCAGTTGCTGCAATGGTTG